CTAGTGGAGTACAGACAACAATAAACAACAACGCAGATAACAGAGTTATTACTGGCTCTGGTACTGCTAATACTTTAGAAGGTGAAGCAAATCTTACCTTTGATGGATCAGTTTTAACTAATACTGGGTCAACTGTTATCGGTAATGATATAAAAAGTGGTACTGATGATCCTTTTATTTATAGTTATAAAGGTGGTTCTGATGGACAAGTACGATCAGGAATACAACTTGATGGTACTAATCAACGAATGGAGTTTTATACTGGTACGAATGAACGTATGCGTATAGATTCGGGTGGAAACGTAGGTATAGGTACAACTTCACCTGAGTCTAAGTTTGCAGTAAAAGGTACAACTGGAGCAAGTGACTTATTTAGTATAAGTGATACTACAGTTCCCACTACTGGTGCAGAGTATGCAGTAGCAATGCTAAAAACTGGTTATAACTATCAAGCAGCATCAATTACTAATTATAGTACTTATGGTCAAGGTCTAAGAATTTACAATAATGGTGGTGCTGTTGGTAGAGATGCTTTAGTATGTGTTCAAGCTGGTGGTACTAGACTTACCGTAAATGAAGATGTAACTGTTAATACTGGAAACCTTGTTATAGGAACTGCTGGTAAAGGTATAGATTTTTCTGCTACAGGTGGTGGAGTTGGTGCAACTTCAGACGATAGTGAACTTCTTAATGATTATGAAGAAGGGTCTTTTCAATTAGGCTTGTCTGCTATGTCTGTAACTGCCCATAATGAAAATAGATATGTCAAAATAGGTAATTTAGTTTATGTAACGGCAAGAATAACTTTAGGTACAGCTAATAATCCAAGTGCAACTGTAGATATGTCAGGTTTGCCCTATGCACCATTAACAAGTCATTCAGCACAAGCAAACGTAATAATGGAACATACTTTTACAAATACTTCTGGCGGTGCTTTAAGCAATAAAGCAATCGCTATTGGTATAGAAAATACTGGTAATTTACAGTTTAAATTTCTCTCAGATCAATCTTCTTTAATTCAAAGCAATATAGGAGGTCAGACTGTTAGATTTTCGCTTACCTATACAACTGGATAGACCGAGATACGTCTATAAACTAAGTCAAAACCTGTTTTAATCGGAGATTAATCCTAATGGCACTTACAGAATCAATTGAATACGATAAGTATGAAATTGTTACACCTTACAAGCATGTACAGGTAAGAAAAGCAACAGTAATCAAAAAAGATGATGTTGAAGTTGCAAGATCATTTTATAGGTATTATTTAAAATGTGGAGAACTAGATCCTTCAGATAATTTAGTCGATACTGATATATCAGGAGAGCCAGCAGAAGTTCAAGCAATTTGTAATGCGGCATGGACTACTGATGTCAAGGCTGCTTGGAAAGCTAAACTAATAGCAGATAAGTCAGCTTAATAATGCCAAAACCTACAACCGAAGAACTGCAAGCTGAACTACAGGAAGTGGTCACTAAGCATAACCAAGCACAAGATGTTATGAACCAATGTAAAACTAGGTTTACTGAAATACAGGCAATTCTAAAAGATAGACAGGAAGATTAACTACACTTCCATTTCTTAAGAGCTAGTCCTTTTCTTGTTAGCTTACCGCCTTTACTGGTAGCACCTTTCACACCTTTCATTCTGGCACAAAAAGATTTACGTCTTTTAGCAGCTTTACTACCACGTTTAACTTTACCTGTTACTGGTGCTTTTAGATTGCTACCTGTTTCTCTATTTATTTTATCTCTACCTTTTTTAGTAAGACCACCAGTTTTACTCTTGTGTTCTTTGCGTAGCCTTACTGATTTAGCCATTAGGAGACAGTAAATACTTGATTACTTTGTGCAAGTTTTCTATGTATTTCATCCTGATAGGCTTTATCTGTTTTATATCTAGGATCTCTCATAGCAGCTACTACTTCTGCATTAGACCTAAATACATTTGTAGATGGTGTATTAGAAGATTTACCTGACATTAGTTCTGGCTCAATACCTTTACTAGCTTTGTACTTATTATACATATTTTGTACAGCAAGAGATACTTGTGTAACTGTAGAACCTTCACCATCAACTATGTTGTTGTAGCTTTGTTTTTCTTCTGTAGGTAATGTTTTATCCATCCACATAAGCATTTCTTTGTATTGCTTCTCACCACCTGCAATGCCTACAATCTCGTCATAAGGATCAGCAGCATTGTATTCTTGTTCTGTAGCTCTACCTGTTAAATAAGAGTCTATTAATGATCTAGGTAATCCTGTACTTTCTAATTCTGCATACATTTCATCAGTAATCGTTCCATTGTTTTCGTGAAAATGTTTAGAAATTTTAAAAGGATCTACATTATTTTCTTCAAATAATTCACCTAGTTTTTCACCGTAAACATCTTTTGTTTTACCGTAATCAACAGTACCATCTTCATTGTAATACTGTTCATAACCTTCTTCTTCAGTAGTTGCTTCTTCTTCTTCAGTAGCAACTTCTTCATCAGAATCTTTTGCTGTTAATTTATTCTCTAGTTCTTTATAACTAGCAATCAAATCTTCTTGTGATTTAAACTTGCCAAGTATCAGACCATTTTCATCTGTTTCATTTTCTGCAAGTTTTGCTATGTCATCAGCAGACATAGGTGGTGTTTCATTAACAGCTACTTTTGATTCCATAATTTTTAATTAACTATAAGTTATTGTATTGCCATGTGGAGTTTTGACATCCCCTGACTTTGCTGGTGTAGGATTTTCTTCATACTCACCAATTCTGCTTACTACAGCATCCTCTTCTTTTTTTACATAACGACCATTTGCGTCACGTTCTTTTTTAGGCTTCTGGGTTTTGCTCGGCATTAGCTTGCTCCGTTGCTAGTTGTTGTGCTTGTAGAACATTCTTAGGATCAGCTAATTTAGAGCCTAAAGCAGCAGAACCTAAAGATTGTACAAGCTGTTGCTGTTGCATAGCTTGCATTTCTTGTTCTATCTCTTCCCTAGACTTTACAAGATTATTGGTATCTATGCCAACACTTGTAGCTAAACGCTTAATAGCTTCATCTAGGTTCATGTATTGACGTAGTATATCTCCACCTAATGCTTGGGCTACTGTAGTTATAAATTCTATTAATCTAGCCTTATCAGAGTTACGACCAAGACCATTAATACCTGTAACTATTTTAGGCTTTACTAAATTGTCAGGCAGCTTTTGCAACTTACCAGACCTTACCAGCATATGTATTCTACGTTTAATATAGGGTAGCTGGAACTCATTACTAAGTATGCTGTATATGCCACCTAATGCCTGTTCTAGTTCTGTTGCCATTACTTGTATCTCAGTACTTGTAACTCTCTCTGCATCCCTCTGTACACTTTTAGCCATCAAGAAAGCGTGTTCTAATCTAGATTCAATACGTTGTATAGCTTGAAATGCAATGCTTAGATCAGCAGCTTTGTTTACTTGTAAGGTACTGACATCACTAGCTAGTCCTTCTCTTACTGCTCCGTTTGGTGCAGAGCTAAGTGTTGCTGCTCTGGTTACACCATTTGGATTTACAAGAAACAAACATTTTGCACTAGCACTTGCTGCTTCTATAACTGCTTGCATTAACGCTTCAAGACTAATAAGATCACCTCTATATTCAGATACATAAGATTCTCCATAATTCATACCATCCCTTCTTGTCCAACGCAGCACAATAAATGGTGATACATCTTCTTTACTTACACCTTCTGTATTAGGTATGCGTTCACCTTTACATTCTTGATACCAGTTATGTGTATCTCCGTTTCTTACTACTCTTGTATATACATCTATCTCTTCATCTATCATTTGCTCTTCATCATAATTTGCTTTTTGTTTTAAGTTTTCTATAAACTCATCATCAAAAGCATTTATGTGTACAGTTTCTTTTGTAATAATCTCTATCACATTACCTACGTCATCCCTCTGACAAACAAACCTGTCAATGTGATATACCTTTATGCCTTTCTCTCCTACATAAAGCAATACATTACCTATTACTATTAGATGCTTTAATGCTTCAAACAAAGCAACCCTATCATTAGATACATCTATCTCGTTATTAACTGCTGTTTCATAAGTTCTTAGTGCTTTATCTATCTCACTACTAAATTCTGGTTGACCTTCTTTTGCAAGCTGTAATGTATCAAGCGTAAGCTGAAACATACTTTGTTCTGGCGGTAGTAAAACTGCTAATAGTTTTGCAGCTAACGTATTAACAGCTTTTGCACCTGTTGCTTGATATGGTGTTTTTATCTTTTCGCTTTTACTTTTACTTCTTCTATACATAGATGGGATAGTTAACTGAGCAGCTTCTTCTCCATCACGTTCATACGTTGACCTTTCGGTTTGCATCTTGTTATATCTTGCTTCTGCTGTTTCTGTTTGCATGATTATACAGGTGTATTTAAATCAGTTAGTAAAGGTATTCGCAAAGAACTTGTACCTAATCTACGTCTAGAAATAACTGCTGCTGTACCAGTTCTTGATGTAACTGTAGTACCATCAGCTTTTTTCTTAGTAGCAGGTTTAACTGAAGTTTGTTGTGACGACCTTTTTTTACCTAGAATTGGTGCTGCTGCTGTTTCCTCTGGCATAGGTGCAGGTGGTCTAGGCTCTGGAATTTTAGGAGGTGGGGGTGGCTTGGGTGATCGTAAGCACATAACTAAATGTTACTAATTACAGTATTAGAGAGCATTGTCTCTTTTTGTCTTTTTTGTTGTTCGATTAAATAATCTACAACTGATCTTTGTCCAGCCTTGTACCACACTTCTCTATCTGTATCAGATAACTCAGGTGGGCGACTAGGAAAAACCACAGCTAAAGAATTAATTAGCTCATCAGTAATAATAGGTAATACGTCAGGCAAAAATTAATAATAATAACTCTATTCTAATATAACGTGCAACTGCAAAATATCACACAATCGGTTCTTAAAACTTAGGATTCCATAGTTTTACTTCACCTGTATTGTAATCATAGTCTCCTTCTCTTAGTATTCTTGCAAGTCTCGCAGTTAATATTGCATCACCTACTGTCTGTCCTTTTTTTTCGTATGCTGCTACAACTTTATTCCACATATCCTCTGTAGTTTTTGCATCACCTATAATCTTATCTGCTGTTACTACACCGACTTTATCTAAACCTTTGTAGTTGTCAGTAGGATCACCACTAAGACTTTGTATCATCCATTGTCTATCAGCTTTCTTTCTAGTTACTAGCTCTAAATCATCAGCAGCAAGTAGTTTACAAGGTATAGTTCTCATGTCCTTATCTACGCTTACTATTATAGGATCTTTATACTTGCCATTAGTAGCACATAAACCAAGCACATCATCACCTTCTAAGTTGTCATAAAATACAGAATCATATTCTTTTTTTACGGTGTTTATTGCTGCTTTTAATCCAAAAGGTTTAGGTTTATTTATTCTATTTAGTTTGTATTCTGGATATATCTCATGCCTAAACGTAGGGTAGGAACTAAAACACATAACTATATCGTGCTTCTCTTCTACAATTTTGTGATAATGTTCTATTCTGCTTTCAATGATTTGCATTACATCCCTTTCATCACTATAAGAAGTCCAAGTATGTAGATCCCATTTAATATGCTTATCAGCAGCAGCACATGAGGAATAAATTAGATAGTCAGCGTCAATAAGTAAAGTCATTAGAATACGTTGTCAGAATAAACAATAAGGCGACCAGTAT